GATCAAAACAACAGGGAGTGATTAAAATAGGAATGAAAGTATTTTTTTATCTAAAAAAAAAAAAATAAATAGCAGTAAGTTTTTTTTTTTACAAAAAAACTGAAAGAATTCTGCAAAACCAAGAAAAAAAAGAAAAAGCATGTTTCCTCTGTTTGACACCCTCTACCAGGAAACCGAGACGGTCCAGACGCCCCTGAATTACGAAGAAAAAATGAAGCTGTGCGAGGACATCAAGGAATTAGACCAGGAGGGCTACGACCTATTGTACGCCATTATACGGAATTTTTATCTCGCCAAGGAGAATGGTCGTTTCGATTCTATCCCGTACAGCCCCAAAGTCAACAAGACAGGCTACAAGTTTGACACCACATTTTTCCCACCGCGCCTCATCATCATGATGCGATACTTTGTGGCGCTCCACCTCGAGAAGCTAAAGGAAGAGCAACAGCGCCATCCCCCGATATCGAGCCTCTAGTACACGCACACACGACATTTTTTTTTTTTTCTACTCGTAAAAAAAAATCATTTATTCCATGGCGATGACAAGGTACTGCATGGTGATGGACGAGTAGTCTGACGACCACGAGGTTGGGTTTTTCTGGGTGGTCGTCTGCACGTTCCATGAAAACATGTTCTCGGTCCTCTCGCTCAGAGACGCAATCCCTATTGTATTGGGGTCGTTGGTATTGAGCCCTAGGAGGACGAGGGGTGGCTTGTCATACGCGGCCCTGTAGGTTACCGTTCGCAGGGGGCTCGTCCCCGATTCATGAATGACGGCATCGGGCACCGCCTCGTTTTCTTCCTGGCTTAGCGCCACCCAGCACACTGAGAACGGCGTCGTGGCCGGCACCCAGTCCTTGTTTTGCGGGGCCACAACGTCAAACACAAACGACTTGGTATCGACGGTCCTTACCCGGACCACCGGCACCGCGTTCCTGTCCGTGGTCTCTGGGGTCACGAGCACCAGCGGTGCCTGCTTGAACTCGTGCTCAAACGTGACCGTTCCACCCACCGACGACGAGTCTTTGGTCACGCTCACCACCCCGTGCTGCATCACCCACCCCTGCATGTCGGGAAAGTTCCCGTCTGACAGGATGAGGTAGGACCCTTTGGCGGTGCTGGACGAGGGCGCGTACAGATAGCTCCTGTATGTCGCCGGGTCGGGATGGGTGGGAATGCTGACCGTGAGGAGGCGGATGGTTTTTTCTTGGGTAATGTACATGTTGGAATTGCTGAGGACGACTGAACCCTCGTCAGGGTTTGCTGGGCACAAGAAGACGAGGTTCTTTCGTTGCAGGTCATCCGTAATAATGACCTGTGTATCAGTGTTCAGGTACGTCCCACCCAAAAGCGGGACCCTGTTGACGACACACGACCCGCTGTAGACTGACACCGGCTTGAAAATCATCAAAAACACCGAGGCCGTCATGGTGACGAGGAGGCACGAGGCAAGGACCGGGTAGCGCACCTTGTTGGTCATCCTCGGCCACAGACGATACATGACGACGACGTACGTGGCCGCAAACACCGTGATGGAAATCAAGAGGGGGATGTTGCACCCGACACGCATCTCCTTGACCGTCGCCATCTTTTGGACCCCGTAATCCAGAGGGATGCATTTCCCCGACCCACAGATACACCCGGTCGGGCAATCACCGTCAAACAGGCACTCGCAGTAGCGGTAGTCGCAAAACGAACGGGGCACCTGAATTTTCGTAATGGCCGTCTCACACAAGTAGGGCTTGCTTGTGTCCTCGGTGCAGTATGAGGAGAGCACCAGGTCAAATGACAGGAACAGAACGACCCCCAGCAACACCAGCCCCAGAGACACGCCCACCGACACGGCCACCCATCTCCTCTTGAAAAAACAACACAGGCCTACCCCACAGCCTACGACGACGAGCCCGTTAAGGAGGACGTTCCAATTCACCTTGCGGGTCTTGTACTTGCCGCACAGGGAATCGAACCGTGTCACGTTTAGAGCCCCGGGGTTCTTGGAGACCATGGAAGGGTCTGTGGGATGGACCCATTCGTCCACCGTCCTACAGTTCTTTTTACAAAACGCGTCATTGGCCCCGACCAGGTCCAGGTCGCTGTCCGAACAATACTTGTTGAAGCACATGGCCGCAGGGTTCCCGGGCACAATCATGTTGGGTGGTGGGAGCTCGCTATTGTAGCACTGGCACTGGTTTTCGATGCTGACCCGGTTGAGGGTATTCTGGTAGAGGAGAGAACTGACCCATGCGTTGGGGTGTGTAAAGACCGTGCTGCAATAAAAGGGGAGTTTCTGCTTGCAATCCTCCTTATTGGCAGTCTTGCACGAATTACACGCCTCGATCTGGATCCCGGTCTGCTGGTAAATCTGCTGGCACAGGTCGGCCGTGGGGAGAAGTACACCGCTGGCGGCGCAATACGAGACAAGGATGGGGTGCCATTTCACGATACGGACCTTGAGGGCAAAGGTGGGCATGAAAAAGACCTGGTTCCCACCCTTGTAAATGCTGTTATAATCATTCATAGAAGATCCCCAGTCATACGGATTCTTCTTATCCCCACGGAGCCAGTCTGAGAAGCCAAACGGGTTGCCGTCATTTTCTTTGAATATCGACTGCTTGAAACTGAATTGCCCGGGGATGGTCGGGAGGGCAAAGGAGGAAGTGATGGCGTACTGCGACTTGTCCGGGTAGACCGTCTTGCCGTTAAGGAGGACCTGGAGGTTTTCTTCCTGGAAGAAATTAGAGAGCAGGGCTCCCACCGCTGTATTCATATCCGAGAACTGGCCCTTGGAGACCACGTCTGAAAAGGACTGAAAGTCCATGTACGTGGTGAGGTAGTAACCGTCTTTTTCTTTGGTGGGGACGGGGTATTTGAGAAAATAACTGAAAAATAAAAGGAGGCTGTCCTGGGAGACGTCCTTGGAAACGACCGAGGGCTGTACAAAACTCAACATGATTTGACGGAGGCGGTCGCCCCCATCAGTGATATCGGTCTGAAAGTTCAATCCCGGGAACCGGAAGAGGGTCCCGTAGAAAAAAAAGGACCAGGAGTAGAGGTAGGCGTACGACATGACGGTGGTTTTCAAGGCGCTGGAGATATCGCTTGTAGGAAAGTCAATCAGCCAGTTTTGTAGAGGGACGCATGCTCCAGAGCTGTACACGGTACATGTCGGCTGAGTGCTGTAGGAATCAAGGGGCAGCCGGTAATGACAAAACACGTCCCCTTCGGTACCGTTGGCACGGCTGCGCCACTGGGGTCCTTGGGCGTAGGAAGTGTTGTTTTGGTCCCCCACAAGACTAGAAGAAATGTCGTCCACCGTTCCTGAAACAGAATGAATAGAACATGTTTGTTCCGGGAGAATATTACCACAGTAAGTATTCACCGTGTAATTATACTGGAGACTACTCAGGGTCGACTGCCCTGAAGGACCACATTCCTTACATACTTGGTTTTGGATAGTCTGCCATAGAGGAGGGTACGCGCACCCGGTGTTGCAGTTGGCCATATTATCACACATATTTTGTTGGCATGTCACTCCCTGACCGCTATAAGAAAATTCCCTATCCTTGGAAATGTTGGGATTGGGGTTATCAATACGAATATTGATGCGTCGCAGCACATAGAAATCAAGCTTGAAATAACAGAATATGAATTCTTGATTGGAAAATAAACGATGAATGTTATTAACCTGTATATCCATGCTGTCATTCAGCGATGGTTTTTTTGTATCATAAGAAGTAGTTACACAAGTATTACCCATCGGTGATATTTTTATTTATATTTTTTATTATTTATTTTTTCTTTGTCTGTTGCTTGGGCGCAGCGGTGACCGTGCTCCCACCAGAAGAAGAGGCAGAAGAAGAGGCAGAAGAGGTGGTGGTGCCTTTGCCTTTGGGCTTCCAGATGACTGATTTAAGGCACACCCACAGGATGAGGAGGAGGATGAAAAAGAGCAGGATGTAGAAGCCCCATTTCTTGAAATTCCTGGATATAGCGTAAGAGACTCCCGGGCAGATACCAAACTCGGATTCCACGGTCACGGACCCCGCCATGGCCAACGACGCGTCGGAATAATTGACGCCGGTAATCCTCAAGATGTGCTTGCCCTTGCCCTGTTTGACGAGGTCCGCCGCCCTCCCGTACTGGACGTTCCCGTTGTCGTCCACATAGGAAACGACGTCAGAGTCCCTTACGTAATAATTGTTGTTGAAACCAAAGGCCTCGCAAAACACAAAACGCGCAAAACTGGCATTTTCCTGGTTTGCGCAATAGGCCTGGAATCCTTCGTTGTTGGGGAGCGCGAGGATATTCTCCAGGGGTGTGTCGTCCGGTATATCGTCAGGATTGCCGTTGCATGTCGTGGAGAACACGAGCGACCCGGGGGAATGCACATAGTCCACCTGGTTATCACCCGAGGTGGAGGGAATCAACACGTTGCAGACGGTCATCAGGTCAGGGAAGGCGGTCCCTGGGTTGGGTCGAAGGGCCCACCAGGCGCTGCTCTGCACAAATGTTTTAAAGTTGGCGTTGATGCTTTGGGCGGTAAAGGCGTTGTACCCGTTGTTGGACGCCGGTGTTTTCCCAACGCGGTTGGCGATAACCAGGGTCAGCAGGCTGGCGAACGGTGTGGAGTCGGGTTCCACCGCCACGTTGTAGAGGTACTTTAGCGGGGGCTTGTCAAGAACCACCTTTCGGGGCTGGATTTCCACCATCTTTTTATCGCTCTTGCAGGTCCCATTCTGTCCCGAAAAGGCGTAAGGAAAGACGACCTCGGGTTTCGTAAACAGAGGTGGGGCGTTGACCGAGTATAACCACGCAAACAGAATCAAGATGCCCACCGCGAGGCCGCCGCTCACCACGATTTTCCCACCGGCGCTGTTGAGCGGCTTGCTCAACGAGTACCCCATGACACCGATGAGCAGGGCGAGCGCCAGGATGAACCCGACCGCGCCCTGGACCGTGGCCGAGGCTTTCTGTGAAATGTCCTGTGTGAGGCTGTTGGACAGGTCGGTAATCTGTGTGTTCTTGACGGTCTGGTCGCTCATAATGGTCGAGAACCCGGACTGGTCGATATTGATGGCTCCCTTGATGTTGAGCGTCGAATTCTGGCACACAAAATTATTATTCACGTTGGAGATGTTATTCAGCGTCGTGTTCATGCTGTTCTTGATAATGTTGGTCGAGTTGGCTTCGGTCGACGCGGCGTTGGAGGCGCTGGCAAACCCGATACCCAGGAAACCAACGCTTGACTTGGCCTCCTGGGCGAGTTTCTGGGCGATGTTGTTCACCACGTGCGAGTTTTGGAGGGCCTCGCTCAGCTGCACCGCCTTGATGTAGTTGGTCGCGGATTGATGAGTGCTGAAAGAATCCGCCGTGATATTGCAGCCTTGGAAAATCTCGTTGTTCCAATTAGACTGGATGTTGGCCTGGTTCGTATTGGTGTCCTGGGAGATGTCGTTGACGATGTTTGCAATCTCTTTTGCCTGATTTTTCGATACAGAGGCGCCCATAGCTTTTTTTTTTATTAAAAGAGAAAAAAAAATTGATGCCGAGGTTTGATTTCCAAGCCCCAATCATCATCAATTATCATTATGGAATGCCCGATATGTCTGGACCCCGTGTCCACTAAGAAGAAAAAACGAAAATCTGTTACAGAATGCTGCAACGGCGTCCTCCACACGTCGTGCATGAAGGCGTGGAGCGACACCAACCTGGTGGGCTGCCGGTGTCCCCGTTGCAATACCACGATGCCCGATACGCGTATAAACACGGCGAGCCTCTTGGTATCACGGTGGGTCGCGGACACATTTTTCTGCCACCAGAACCTGTATCAAAACAGGTACAACATGCTGGGATTCGAACACCGCCTCTGTGAGACGGACGTCCAGGGAATCCAGGAGATGACGGAGGATGCATGGACCGTCCATCTCATCCTCTTTCAGAAAAAACACCTCACCTTGAGGTACCCTCCCATCACGAGCCTCTCGAAAGCCCCACGAATCAACCTCACCCGTCTGCACCAAGACACCGACTTTATGGACAAGGAATTCACCACTGTTCATTTCCATCAAAAATAATCATGTAATCAATCCTTTCCTCTCTCAATACCGGATTGATTAACGTTTACTAGTCTCGAGGCACACCGCGAACGACAGAGCACATTACACGGTCAGGCTCACCGTCCAGATCCAAAATGATGCTCTCACAAAAGAGCATACCGAGGGAAGGATGGCGGATTTGTTTTCGAGGGGCATAGCATTCTTTTCCTTGAAAGGTAATGGTGGGATACACATCTTCTCGGGGGACATTAAATGTCATAGGGGTCCCAGTAATAAACACGGGAATAGTCTGCATTTTGTTTTGTTTTATCAGAATGGAAGAGGGGTAAAGAATATCATTTTTTCTTTTCTTGTGGTGAATAATAAAAAGGAATGACGGCAAACATTTTTCATCAATTCTATGAGAATAATAGGGGTGTTGTGGTGAGCCATGTGACGCTCACGCTCCTCACGTTTCCTCTCGAGATTCTATTGCTCTCGTACATCTCGGGTATTATTTTCCAGAGGATTCGTGACAAGAATTACAAGGCGTTTTTTGTCATCCTCGTAGGTTTCTTTTTTGCGTTTCTCTTTATCCAGGTGCTGCATTTCTTGCAGGACTACATGAGCAGTCTGATTATCCCGCGTCTGGACACGTTTGCGCGAACCGAGCTCCTCAACATTATGCTGAACCATCGCTACGAGGAGGATAGCCTACGTGTCGGTGAGATGATGCACCGCATCAGCAAGATGCCAGGCCACCTCTACAAGAACTACTCCAACACTGTCAATTACATCGTCCCGCTGTGCTTTTCTCTCGTGTTTTTTACAGGGTACCTCTTGTGGATCCATTGGAAGATTGGCGCGCTGGCGGCGGGCGTATTTATTATCCTGTTTGTGTCTTATTTCTACGTGTTCCGCTACCTGGCCAAGGAATCCTCGTACCGTTTCCATCAAGAGCACGACCTCATGGATGCCTATGAGGACACCATCACCAACTGGGAGAGCATCCGCATGGCCAACACCCGGGAAAAAGAAAAGGAGCGCATGACCGCGGTCAGCCAGGATTTCGAGGCAAAGCAAAAGCAAGAAATCCATCGCGTCAATACGCTCAAGATTTCGGCCGTGTTCCTCTTCAACATGTTTATGGTCCTCTTGTTGGTATTCGGGGTGTACCTGTCCTCGCAGCAAAAGGCCTTTCCGTACTGGAAGCTCATCATCCTCATCACCGCCATCCTGCTCATGTCCCGGACACTCACCACCCTCGTCGTCCGCTCCTCTGACAGCATCTACCATTCAGGGTCCATGCAGCATTTCAAGGATTTCATGACCGAGTTTGACAAGAAACAAGTCACCACCACCACCGCCCCCACCACCCATCCAAGCACTACCCCAACCACCACCCCAGTCGCCACGGTCCAGATGGAAAATTTTGACATCGTGTTTGACCACGTTTCGTACCGGTACCCCGGGTCCGACAAGGACCTCTTGCAAGAAGTTTCTTTCCGGGTCCCCTTCCTCTCCAACCTGCTGGTCATCGGCGCGGTCGGGTCCGGCAAATCCACCATGCTCAAAATGCTCCTCGGGTTTTTCCATCCCACCAGTGGGCGCGTGACCATCGGCGGTGTCCCCGTGAACGAGTACCACCCGGAATATCTCATGGACCACGTCGCTTACATGAACCAAAACGCCCTGCTCTTTAACCGGACCCTCCTGGAAAACATCTTTTACGGGCGTGAGCCTGACCGGGAAGCCCTCCTCGCCCTCCACGAGTTTATTCCACCACGAATCATGGAGAACCTCGACTCGATGGCCGGTAAGCAGGGGAACCAGCTCAGCGGTGGGGAACGACAAATCGTCCTCCTGCTCCGCATGTACTTCAAGCCCCATGAGATTGTCCTCCTGGACGAACCCACCGCAAACCTCGACCCTGCGTCCAGAAACCGGGTCATGGACCTCATCCAGGTCCTCATGAAGAAAAAGACGGTCCTCTGCATCACCCATGACTACACCCTCGAACCCATCTTCCACAACACCTACCGCATCCACTAAAAAATCTGATTTAAATAATCAAATCAAAACAAAACAAAAAAAAATGGAAGACCTGATTCATCAGCTCCCGACGGATAAAATCCCTCCCACGCAGGAGGAGAAGGAAATGATTTCTTGGCTATACCTGGACCCCAAAGACTCTGTGAAAAAGACGGCCGGGGCGGTCGGTGCTGAATTCCAGACGGTGCTAGGGGTCGGCGTGTTGTTTTTCCTCATGACGCTCCCCCAGGCGGATAAATGGGTGGGCTCTTTCTTTCCTCTTGCCAACCACAGCTTTCTCATCATGTCTGGGATAAAGACCTTTTTGTTCATCCTCTTTGCATGGGTCCTCCTCAACGCCGCGTACCTCTTTAAGAAATAATGTTACGAGAACCACAAAGGAGCGATTGCGAGAACGCTCTCCAACGCGCCCTCGGTCCATCCCTGGTTTTTGGAGATGCACTCGCCCACCAGAAAGACGCCCGGTTCAGGGTTCTGGGCGCGTCGTATAAACTCGTCGCGGTCCCTGTACTCGGGCGCCAGCGGCCGGTAGTAGTGCGTCCCCCGTTTCCAGTAGAAGCGAACTGAATCGGAAAACACGGCGCCGCCGGTGAGCTTTTGAATGTCCGCGTCCGAGGCTTTTTTCACGGCATCGGCGTTGTGGTTGTCTGAATAGCTGACCATGCGCACCCTGGGTGAGACCACGATGCTCTTTTGGAGAATGTTATCGAGGTACGTGGTCCCGCTCTTGTGTAGTCCCAGCGCACCGTCCGAGGCACCGGGACCGTAATAGGCGTACATCCTCATGAAGGAATTGTACCCAACCTGTTGATGGACCCATGGGAATGGGTACCGTTCGATGGACCCCGCAAAGATGACATTTCGGGTGTAAAACATACCTCTCGAGGTCTCGACACGTAAAACATCGTCCTTGAGCCTGGAATAGTGTAAGAATCGTATGTTCTTGTAGACGCGCGTCGTCTTGAGGAGGCTGCGGAGGTACCGCACGAGGCGGTTCCAGTCGATGGGAAAGATTTGCTTGCCGGGGACGTTGTCCTCAAAGCCATAGTCATAGAGGGTATCGACGATGTCAGCCTTTTCGAAATCTGTATAGCCGTTGGAATTGCAAAAGGACCGGTACTCGTCCGGGGTGTAGAACGAGAGGAAGAAATCGCGAAACGTCTGGTGCGACCGGTGGCTACGAATCCATGATTTCTTTTTCTTGAGAGTCTCGATAAAGGAAAGGGTGGGGACGGGGTGAGAGAACTGGTAGCACGGCCGGTTCTCCACGGGCCGGATGTCCTGACCGGACCGCGCGACGAGGTCCATGAGGAGACGGTCCTTGGGATATCGGCCGACACCAGCGCCCGTCACAACCTTTTTGGAATGAAACGACGCCATGCGGGTGCGACCGCCGAGGTACGCATTCTTTTCCAGGAGAAGGACACGCGCACCGGGGTGCTTTTGCTCCAACAGGAAAGCGCTGTACAGCCCCGAGACGCCGCCTCCGAGAATCACATAGTCATAGGGTTTCATTTTTATTTTCTTGTAGAATAAAAATTACATTACTGCGGTAGTGGGATAGTTTCAAAAAATAAAATCATTTCAAATGATAAAAATGCTCGTTTTTTATCTTTATCTTTCATGTTTGTTCATATTGTTATGGATGAATAGACAACGGTATTCATCCTCGTTCCCTGTGGTCCGATTATCCTGTCCCCTCCCTATGGTGGTTCATCAGACCGTAAAAGACAAGAATCACATCCAGAACATTTCCCCTCTCCTTGACCATCACAAGACCATGAATCCTGGATTTGAGTTTCGTTTATATGATGACCACGACATCGATGCCCTTATCAAAACCCGTTTTCCAGGTCGCGTATATGACGCCTATAAGAAAATCAATCCTGAATACGGCGCCTGTCGGTCTGATTTCGCTCGTTATTGCATCCTTTTCTTGTGGGGAGGCATCTATCTTGATATCAAGTCTGAGGCCAAATACCCCCTGTCTTGGTTACTGAAACGGTATCCAAGTTCCACACAATCATCACACATGATGCTTGTGGGACACTGGCCTAACAAATACAGCCCTAATGCTGAGAAACTAGGTGTCCAACAAGGAGAATACATGAACTGGGTATTCCTCTGCACTCCAGGTCATTCCGTCATGAAAGGGGTCATACAGGATATGACGGACAATATTCATTCTGGCGCCAACGGTACCGGTAAGGATTTCGTTTTAGAACTCACCGGTCCTATCCTGTTTACAAGGAGCATCCTCCAACATTCCCAACAATACCCCAACAGCGTCCGAATCTCTGATGATGTGACGAATGTTTTCCAACATATATCTTTGCGATGCCCATTATATGAGGACTGTAGGTCTGCCTATTATCAAACCGTGGGCACGTCAGACTATAACAAACTCGAAACACTGGTGCTGCTCCAAGAATAATTCTGTAATTTTTTTTTATAAATAAATATGATTATTGAGTCCACCACTTTTAATCCACACAAAAAACATTATACAAACGCACTTGTGTATCTTGTTCAGAATAAGAAATTCACAAAAAAAAATCAATTTGGTTTTGCTCGAGAGAATGTCACGACCCGGATAGAGCTTTTTTTTAAGAGCCTCTCTTATTTCATCGACCATCAAAATCATCAGGATGAGAGTGTGGACATTCATATCTTTCATGAAGGAGACCTCGAAGAGGAACATTTTACCCGAACAACAACTATCGCCAAACGCTGTTTGGTTTTTTTCCATCATGTTGAATTTAGGCTGCCCGAATGGATAAGCTCGAAAGAAGTAAATGAATCGATTGCTTCGAATACTACCCCTGGATGGCGAGATATGGGCTACCGCCACATGTGCAGATTTTATAGTATCTTGATTTATCCACAGCTTCTCCGATGGGGATATCGAAAAATGATGCGACTCGACGATGATTCCTTTGTCATGGAGCCGCTTCCGTTGTTGTTTAAAAGTGTTTCTCCTGAAAACCCGTATAAGTGTCGTTTGTTGCAACAAGAAAGTAACAAATTTGCTTACGACTTTTATCAAGAGTATCATGCATTCTGTGATTTGTACAAGATACCCTGTCCTGACAAGAGTTATGATTTTTATGTAATACCCTTTAACAATATGTTTGTCCTGGACTTGTCTATTTATGAAAGGACAGATGTAAAAAACTACCTACAGTATATGGATAAAACAGGAGGTATTTATCGGTACCGATGGGGGGATGCTCTTATTCAGGGTGTCATGATACGACAACTATGTAACATCCGAGACATTTCTTTATTCCGATTTAGTTATTCTAAATGGGGGATTACATTTGATAAAGACCACACTTTTTTAGAATTGTATGAAGATATGTTGCCTCTAGAAGAATTAAAAGGACGTACATCGGTGATTTTTATTTTTATTGCGTGTTGTACAATTATTATTTTTTTATTATTTCTTATAAAATGAAAACGAAAACGGCAATCATTCTAGCAGTAATAGCAATAATTGTTGCCGTGGTGATTATTATTACTTGTATGTATTATTTTTTACCCCGAGAACCTTTTCACAGCATGGAAAAATCGTTTACCGACATTTATCACGGCAAGCTTTTTGGCAGCGACCATCCCAACGGTGCCGGGTCGATGGATGAAAATACTGTCCGTGACCGGGAAGTATTGTCTGCCGTGATTCAAAAGTATAACATCCATTCGATGCTCGATGCCCCGTGTGGTCTCTTTACCTGGATGAAACTTGTCCTATCTCCATTTCCAACGATTCGTTATTCAGGGATGGATATTGTCAAGGACCAGGTGGATACCAATCAAAACAATTACCCACTTTATCAGTTTATCCATGGGGATATTTCCACACACAAACTAGGAAAACACGACCTCATCTTTTCCAAAGAAGGTACACAACACCTGAAAGAAAATACGACTCTTGGATTTCTCCAGAATGTGGTGGATAGTGGGTCTACTTATCTGCTCATTACTTCTTATGATGTCCCTGAGAATAGCGATAAGAATGTGGACAAAGACGCACCCCTTCAACAACTTGATGCGGGAGGTTACCGAGAACAAAACATGCTTCTTCCTCCCTATTCTTACTACCTGAAAAAGCCCCTTGAACGTTTTTGGATTCGTAAGAATCCGTTTACCAAGACAGACCAGTACTTGCAACTCTTCCAGTTGCGATAGTGCCGCACTTTGTACAGAAATAAAAAAACTGAATCGTCTTGTTTTTTTTATTCCTTGTGTTATGAATAGTCTCGTGCTCTCCACGTCTCGCTAATCCATTCTTTTTTCTTACCCGTGAAAACAGAAACCATGTCGAAAACGTGCCCCATCTGTATCGAGAAGGTCCGTGTCCCCGTTCGCTTCAAGTGCTTCCCGTGCAAGGCGGAAAAGGGCGAGGCCACCTGCAACGATACGACACTGGTGTGTGTGATGTGCGCGCGCAACTACCTCGAGCTCAACAAACCGGCCTCGCAAAGGGTGTGTTCCCGCAAGTGCCTCTTGTGCCCCGCGACGGTCGACCCCAGGACCCTCCGGGGCGCGGATAATTTCTACGCCAAGGACTATGTGTACATGTCGATGGACGAGCGCGCCGACTATCCATGCTTCCACGCGGAAAAAGGCTGCGACGTTGTGGGGACACAGAATGATATTGACCGGCACACGCGGAAAGAGTGCCTGTACCGCATGACGTCGTGCCTGTGCGGTTGCATGTACCGCGTTGTCGAGGAGAAGCAGCATTTCGCCTCGTGCAGCCACTATAGCTCGTGCCGTGTCTGCGGTGAGTACATCGCCTTTAACAAGCTCCATGACCACCTCCGGGAAAAACACCACAAGGTCCTCTGCCGGCATATCGGGTGCAACAAACTCCTGGCCTGCGACGCCCTCGAGGCCCACATGAAGGAGTGGTGCCTGCATCGGTCCATGTCATGCCCGCGGTGCCGCATCATGAGCACGGCGCTGACGTACTCAAACCACGTCCTGCAGCACGTCATGGACGACAAGAAACACATCGAAAGGCTCATATCCCAGACCAGCATGACCATGAAACACATGACGATGAGCATCGCGACGCTCCAGAGCTTCGTGGCCATAGATAGTGAGACCGCCACACAGGATAGTTAGTTTGTTTGACTCTTGCAAAGAAAGGAATTATGTTTGTGGGCTGATGGCCCACCACGGGTTCTGGTTGATGCCTCCTTGTTCTTGGTTGTAGCTGCTATGCAACGCGACCGTGTTGGTAGTCAAATTGGCGATACCGATTATAGAATTAAGGGCATATTTTCCATATTTTTCAACATATTTTTCAACAGTATAAATGTTTTTCCACATTTCCAAATTTTTTATAGTTGATTTATAATCAAGTTTTTCATACCTTAGTTGTGAAAGTTGATAATCTTTTACTTTTAGTCTAGATATTACATTTTCTTCTTCCATCTCAGAATTAAGCCTAGTAATGTTTCTTTTCGTCTCTTGAATATAGTTTTCAATCCCATCACTTCCTCCAAGTTGTTCTTTAAATTCTTTTATTGTAGTTCCTTGTTCTCTTAAATGTTGTTCCAATAATTCTCTTGCTGTTTTATCCTGTGAATTTTTATCAAGTGATTCAGTAAGTCGAACATTTCTTCTCATTTCTTCCAACGCCTTTGTTTTTTCTGTTAAAGGTTTCATTTCATTTTTTGTCTCTGTTATTTGTGTGCGAATTGCACCTAATTCTTTTTTCGCATCATTTATTTTTGTTGTATTCTCCTCTATTTTGCTTGATATATCGCTAAACTTTCCAAGCCTCTTTAAACCACCTAAAGGAATCACGCTGATGCCTAACTGTACGCCCTCCATACTGAATTCAGCTTTGCGAACGGCCCCTGAAATCTGGTGATTCTTGTACTCAATCTGGGTATTGGCCATCTGGAGACCGGCGCTGATAGCCATGAGGCCCATTCCAACGGCCCTGCCCTCAGGTCCGAAATGGTCTGCGATCATACCGAGTATATTGGCGGCGTTTCCGAGCCGGCTAAGGAGCATCTCACCACCAGTTTCTTTGATGGAAGAATTTCTCGTTCTCGTTCGAGTCATTTTATAATTTTATAATTTTATAATAAAATTATTATAAAACTTGCTCCTATCTATCTACTTACCTACTACGCACTTCTACAACAAGGCGTTTAGAGGATGGGGGGAAGGGGGTCAAGGAAGGGGTCCAAGGCCATGTGAAGGGGGGTGGTGGTCTCCACGACGCGGAGGGTAAAGTCGTAGGAGACAGACTCGGGGGCGGTTCCGGCGGCGGTGCGGCTCACAGCGATGTACAGGCGGTTGCTGTTGAGGATGTAGTACGAGCCGCTGGTGGGAAGCGGTGCGCCGGGAGCGACGGCCACGGCGGTGTTGAGGCAGTACGAGGTGCCACCGCAGGGGGAGGCCTGGGGAGCCACACCGACCCTGCCGATGAGCGCGGACGAGGGGATGTTGACCAGCTCGGGGGAGGACTTGGCGAGGTCCACGGCAATAAAGAGGGTGGCGTTCATGTCCATCGTCAGGGCAGACGTTCCGCTGAATCGGTACTCGAACTGGAGACCGGCGATGTTGTGGACCATGTCGACGTACTTGCCCACAAAGACCTTGGAGGCAGAGCTGGTGACCACGGTGCTGTCGGTGCTCATGATGTTCTGCCAGATGGAGGCAGAGGCGACCACGACGTGGCTGTCAAAGATGAGGGGCGACTCGATGGCGCGGATGGTGATGTTGCGGAGCTGGTTGGCAAGGTAGTAGGGGTTCTGCTGCACACGCCCGATGAAATTGTTCCAGGGCAGGGAATACTGGGGCCACAGGTAGTTAAGCTGCATGTCTCGGATCACAGGTAAGCGGTTCATTTTTATACAACGATTTCCTTCTCTACTCATGGCCAAGAGAATTTATTTTTTTCATGAAAATTTTTCATGAATCGTTGCGACGCGTCGCCATATTTCGTGAAAATATCCGAGGTGAACGTACCCCACTCTGTCACGTATCACATCACCGACCTCGGGTGCAATGGTGACCACCACGAGGAACGAGTCACGAAAGCTCACCACCTCGGGCATGACTTTTTTGATAAGATGGTAGCAACGAATGTCTTGGTAGGCGTCCTCGAGACCGAAATGAAACACCTCGAGCGCAGAACGCGGGTTCATGAGGTGGCCAAACGCCGTTTGCTGGAAAAAATCCACCACATCGGGCGCGCCCTCGTATCGACCAAACCCGGTGAGCGAGTAGGGCTCGCCTGACAGGACGCTGCACAGGTACGCAACCTCTTTGATGGAAAGGCTTTGGACGTGCGCGACGTTGGTGTATGGAAAATGAGGAGACAGGACCTCGTAGAGGAAATCAAACCCGTGCCGCGTCGCCGTCGCCGTCGCCGTCGCCGTCGCGTCCCATAGCAAGAGGCCGTGGTCCGTCAGGCTGTCCCGGAGGAGGAACGCCCGAGGAAACCCATTCATGCGGTCCAACCACCCCCGGAGGGTTTCTTGGGGGATGGGCTCCCTCGTAAAGGGGTTGGTGGCCGTTCGAAACATGGCGGGAACCATGCTCTTGTGGAAATGAAACGTCCTGCCCTGGCTATCTTTGTATCCCATGTATTCATAGGGCATGAATTCACCCGCCTCTTCAAATTCAGGATTGTAATAATCCTCTTCTCGACCGGAGAGGAAACGATCACGGCGTAAATCGGCGATGCCAGAAACGTCAACGGGAAACGAAGAAAAGACTCGTAGGTAGTGGATACGTCGTCGGACCTCGGTGGCAGTAAGAGACTCTGGAAATTTGAGACGGGTTTTGAGGTAGTCTGTCAGAAACGGATAGGAAGGCAACTTGTGTGCAGACATGGCGGCCCGGACCTCGTCGAGCTCACGGGTCTTTATCGAGGTGGTGGCACCACCACACAGCAGCAGCCATATGAGCTTTTTGACCTCTTGTTTATAGACGGATTTCTTTCTTGTGGGGTTGGCCGGGGCGTATCGGGTACAGGCCGGGAGGTAATCGGGTAAAAAGACGACGAGGTCTCTGGCGTACAAGGCGAGGACCATATCCAGCGGGGACAGGACGCGGTAGCGCCTCTGTTGAATGTCATAAATAACGGCCATCACGGCAACGTCTGCGCCTTTGGATATCCACCATTCCAGCATCCCGCTATCATACCCCACATCGCGCCTTGCAAACAGGAGCAGAATAATCATGTGAAGGGCGTTGAGACCGCACATGACCCGTGTGTTTATGTCTACGCCCATCAGGACAAGTTCCTCCACCACAGGCTTTGTGACATGTTTGTCCCCCCATGAAAACGCTGCCTGCAACAGATTCCATCGCCTCGGGGGTGTGATGGTATCCGCCATCCTGGACCCTGTGTCCTCGGCTGCCCGGCGAAGGTCTGCTAACGGCTCTGTTGGAATATGTAAAAACCAACGTTCCAGCATTCTATATCTATCTATAGCAAGGTAATAAAATTTTGCAAAAAAAGTGATAAAACCAACAAAACATACCCCACAAATAAAAACGATGAAGATTATCCATTGCTCTGTCTGGGGAGACATCGAATTGTCAGACTTGGCCGTCCAGGTCATCGATACGTACCCGTTCCAGCGCCTCCATTATATCAAGCAGACGGGTTTCGCGTACAAGGTCTTTCCAACGGCCACCTCGAGCCGGTTCGAGCACTCTATCGGTGTCTATCACGTGACGAGGGTATTCCTCAACGAAATCACCCGTAAACAACCAGACGTGTGTCCCGACGAACGCACCCAGGAATTGCTGTGCATCGCGGGGCTCGTGCATGACCTGGGTCACGGGCCGTTTTCTCATCTCTTTGACGAGTTCATCTCCCGGACGGTGGGTGCCGTTCCCTGGGCGGACCATGAGCACCGGAGCAAGGTGCTCTTCCGATGGCTCGTGGAAACCAACGGCATCGCGTTGAGCGACCAAGAAATCACCTTTATCACGGATCGTGTCGATGACCCTCCACGCGACCGCTGGTATGACACCCTGATATGCAACCCGCATTCATCCATCGATATGGACAAGATGGACTATGTGGTCCGTGATTCGCTGCATTTTGGTATGAAATTCCATGCCGACGTCACACGGCTCCTCCGCAACGCCCGTGTGATTGACAACGAGGTGTGTTTCTGTGACCGGGTCCGTGACGAGGTGGACCTTTTCTTCCAGGTGAGGGAAAGGATGCACCAGAGCGTCTACCGGCACCCCAAGATTAAATATTTCGAGACCCATCTTCTTCACCACCTCGAAGAACAAGGAGGGGACGGGCTGGGAGAGATTATTCTCGCCGAGGACGTGGAAGGCTTCCTGGAAATGACGGATTCCTTTCTCATGAATTTTGTACCCCGAGAAAAATGGGTCCTGGTCGAAACTCGTCGTGCCCCGGCCCTGCACGAGGTTGGGTCGGGAGGAGGATTCCGGTGCTCCCAGTGGGACAAGGCGAAAAAGAACCTGAGGTACTACAAGAGGAAAGACCCTCATCGGTCGTTCCTCATGCCGGTGGAATGAATAAAAAAAAACTGATGGTTTTGAAATATTCTAGAAACATTTCAAAAAGAATGGATAATCTGAACGAATACAGCGACTTTGTCAAGGAAGTGACCAGCCTCCCCAGCACCGACATGCCGGCGTTTATGGACCGCTGCCGACAGCTGAACGAGTCCAATCTTTGCAACGTCCCTTTGCTGATGACCAGCGCCATCGGGCTCTCCTCGGAAGGGGGCGAGTTTAACGAGATTGTCAAAAAGGTCATCTTTCAGGGAAAGCCGATAGACGAGGCCCTCGTATTTCACATGAAGCGGGAGCTCGGTGACATTCTGTGGTACTGGACCAACGCCTGTCGTTCGCTGGGCCTCGACCCCAACGACGTCCTGATGGAGAATGTCAAGAAGCTCAAGACCCGGTACCCGGACGGTCGGTTCGATGCCTATTTTTCAGAGAACCGAAAGAAGGGCGACCTCTAGAAAGCATCACGAGGACGAGGCCTCGACCGTCTCTTGCGGGGGATGAGGGGTAAAGTATGTCTTCATGCTCTCGTACCCCACCGAGAACATGTCGAATTTTTCGCTGTTGCTCAGGTCAAACTGGAGCGTAAAATACTGGGTGACATCGACCCGGACGAGGTCGCACAGGTGCTCGTACTCTTGTGTCCGGGCCTTTTGGAGCCGTGCCATCGGGATGGACATGACCTTCCACATGAGCTCAAACGAGGTAGGAATATGGTGGGTGCTGTCGGGTTGTGGCTGCTGGCCCAGCACGATACCGAGGACGACATCCCCTGGTTGGATGCGCTGGATGGGGAAATTACAGGTGAGCCCACCGTCCATGTACACGCATCCGTCATACCGGAAGGGCTCAAAGACGAGGGGGAGGTTGGCGCTCATGCGCAGGGCGGTGAGGCATGGGATGTCAGGGTGGTCCTCGGGGTTGAGGAACTCTTCTGTATCCCGGGTGTAGTTGTAGGTGCAGCAGATGAGCGTCTTGCCGTACTCTTCCTTGAGCTGTTTGAGCGTGATGAACCGGCCTATCTTTTGGACGGTGAGCTTTTCGAGCATGTCCATAATGACGGAAAAGGACAGGGCACCGGTACCCTGCATGACGTTGCAAATGTCAAAATGGGCCAGCTTGTTGAGCCAGTTGGTCTGACAAAAGATGACCATGATTTCAACGGGAGAGTAGCCGATGCACATGAGATAGCCAAGGATGGCACCGATGGACGTTCCGATGTACTTTTGCACACCGGTCAACGCACCTTGGTCCATGGCGAATTGGAGCGCACCCATGAGCGCAAACCCCTTGACCGCTCCCCCCGAAAGGATAACCGTGTTGTACGATTTCATCGTTTTCCTCCTTTTCCTTGTCGCATTAAATGGATTTTTAATAATTTTGTTACAAGGATAACAAAATAGTCAAAATAATTCTAGTCTAGTTTTGGGGAGAGCACGTGGCGACCGGGACCGAGGGATGGGCATCATAAAGATAGGGGAGGGGGAGGGTCATGTACTTGTCCCAAAAGGGAGCACCGATGTTTTCGATGTCGCAGATCTTGACGGTCTCGCAACGGGGGTAGTACTGCTTCATATGGGTGAGGAGGTCGGTGCCGAGACAGCAAGGGTCGAGACCGTACTCGTCGCACAGGTCCTGGTTCCCGGGATTGCAGGACTTGCTCATCATCTTGGGAGGGTATGCCACCGCATCCGCTTCGCTCTGTTTAAGGGGTATGTTGTTGTTTAGGCACTCGGGCTTGCCAGCCACGTACGCGTTGATGGACTGCGCAAACGAATCGCTGGCGCTGAGCTGTCGGAGGACGAGCAGCCCGTCCTTGGGGATGTGCATTCCCTGGATAAGGGACTTGAGGTCCCTCGTTCCCGAGGAGGGGTCTTCGTTGACGTCGATGCCGTAGCGCTGGAGCGTCTCCACCTCGTCATAAAAGGCCTGTTCGTCTGGGGACGGCCCCGGGGAAGGCGTCGCGGGCTTGGAGAGAGAAACTTGCACCTTGCCCCAATTCACCCAGTTGATGCGGTCGTCCAAAAGGTGGTACGTCTTGAGGTACTCGTACTGCTCATAAGACGCGAGGAGGACGCATGCGCGCTTGCCCTTGACACAGTCCCCGGTCATGTCGTCTGTGTACCGGACATCCACCGTCTTGAACTGTTGGTCAAAGAGGCCCGACAAGAGAGGCCTCTGATTGATGAGCCCCATGGACCAGTAATTGTGCGCGAGGCTCCAGTACCGCATGTCGTATTTCCCGTGGACGATGTTCTTGTAACCGGGGGTGACGGGCGTCGTGGGAACGTCCATCCAGACCACGTACACCGAATCGGGGTTGTACGTCGTGGCGCAGGCCAGGTAGGCGCTGTCTGGGTTGGGAAAGATGATGGTGTCGGCGGTGTTGGCCGAGACGATAAAACTCTTGGCGTCGCCCGTAAACACCACGTCCTTGTTGGTCTTGAGACCCCAGCGCTTGAAACAGGGTTCCCCATCGCAGCCCACGTACCCCTTCTGGACAACGTTGCAGGGACCCGCGTTCTTCTTGCCGTTGTTCTCACAGGCGCACAGGTCCCCGTAATAATTGCACCCGGGAGGATTGACCCTGGCGGTGGCCTTTTTCATCGTAGGGGTCCGTTTCGGGTACTGCGCACCAATCTTTAGGTACGTGTTGGGGTCCACGTACTTGGGGCACATGTCCTCCTCGGGCTGCCTCGTGGGACGAGGATGCCTTGTGGGATGAGGATGCCTCGTGGGGATGGGGTACCTCGTGGGGTATTCAAAAGACTCTTTGGAGGTACGGACCGAATCCGCGTACTCTTGGATATTCACGCTGGGGTTCTGCCTCTCGACCAGGAACGGGTCCAGGGGATTGGACGCGTTGGCGTACTGGATCGAATTCTTGGCGGCCTTGAGTGTCGCGATGAGGTTGTCCTGGTTCTCAATCTGGTCTGAATTGTTGAGACGGACAAAGTAATTGTTGTAGCTGTACTTGATAAAGACGTCGGGGAGGCCCACCCATCCAGAGCTCGCCGAGAGCTTTTGGTTCTCGGCATTCACATAATACTGGTTCACATTCTTGAATGGCTTTTTATCGAGGTCGCAGTCCGAGGCGAGGAACCGATTCGGGCATGGCTTGCCCACACCCGTTCCCCCCCTATCCGGTCCTGGGGTGGGCTTGTCCCCGTAGGGTCTGGGGGCGACATAGTCCTCCCTCGAGGGTCCATGGGTAGGCCTGCGGTGATGGTGGTCCGGGGTGTGCGTAGGGGGTGGGGTGACGCGCTCGCACTTGTTGTCGCACGAAGGGTTGTCATACTCCCCGTTAATGTTGGGTACGCAGTATCCGTTGGTGCACGTGTAGCGGTTGCACGTGGCACCGCACTGCTTGGGGTACTCGACAAAGTCATACGTGGGCTGGTACGCGTAGGGAGGCGTATCCTTATTCTTTTGCTTTTGATTGCTGCAATACCCGAACCACGCGGCGTCTGCTGCGGTAAAGTTTGGATTGTCTGGGAAAGGCAGGCATCGCTCGCTCTTGTCGTCCCTCGAGCAGCCAAAGTAGCAGCGCCCGAGGTAGTCCTTGAACTCGTACGCACAGGTCCCCTTCTTGTTGGGGTCGTCGTTGCAAATGTCGCCAATCTTGGAAGGGTCCTTGAACCGGCTGCAGTCCATGTTGTCTGACTCGAACAGCTTCTTGGTGATGCATTCCGCGGCCAGGCCCGTCTTGACGTAGTCGCACACCGGGTCCTTTTCTTTGCCGTCGATCAACGGGACCGGGCAGTTGGGCATGCCGGTCTGGGGGTCCCACTCGATGTCGGGGTGGAGAGGGATTTTCCGGACGCAGTAATCAAGGGGCTTGTTCAGCGCGGGACGGCCCTCACAAAAGTTGGCGAGGCCGCCCTTGCCGTTGCTGCATTTCCGGATCGTCGCGTCGAGGTACTGGCCACATTTTCCATAATAGTTTTCGGGCTCGCACACACAGTACTTGTTGTTGTTGACGTACTGGTAGCAGTCTGGGTCCAAGTTCTTGCTCATCTCGTAATTGACGCAGTCCTGCATGCACACCTTGTCCATCAGGGTGCAGGGAGATGACTTGTCGAATTCGGGGTGGGCGCTTCCACCGTCGCCAAAATCAGTCGAGATGCGGAACGTGTCGGCAGGGCACCCTTCTGTGCTGAATGGCATCTGGCTCGAATAAATGGGCGAGTCACAGGATTTGGGGTTGAACGGGGCGTAGATGCGGTAGAGAATACAGGACTGGTTGAGCCCTCGTACCGTCAACGGGAGGATGTTTTTCGACGCGGGAAGCGCACCCTTGTAGTAGGGAGAGACGAAATAAAGTGTGTAGAAATTGTCCTCGCCCTCCTTGTACGAGGCGTCGCGGAAAGGGTTCTTGGAACCGGGATCCGGCTCGATGTCTCTATCAAGAAGGCCCGCGCAGTCTCCTGGGATGGTGGGGTTGCACGAGGCCGTCCCGTCCTTGTTGATCCCCTGGCCCATGTACGACTTGCCATCCTCGCCAATCTCGAGGCCCGAGTAGCTGATAAAGCTAAAATACCGGCAGCGGGGGTACTTGCCCTTGATAACAACCACGGGTGTGGCGTGGGCATCCACGAGGGTGGCCCAGTAGTAGTTGGCGGGGGCGGGCCAGACAAAATTCCACATGTCAGAGCTGACCTGTGCGAGCCATGCGATGAGACGGGGGTTGTCCTGGGTCGCGCTCACCGCCACGACGCTCGTGGGTTGCATCTTGCGATTCAGAGGGTAGCGCTGGTATTTCCCGTGGAGCATCTCCTGGTCGATGACAAAGGACGGGATGCCGAGGGTTTTGGAAAGGATGTTTTGTTCGATGAAATTGGGGGATTCCGAAATATTAATCTCGGGGAGAAACGCAAACGGCTGGTACTTTTCACCGGGAATCCTGTTATTCTTAATGTTATTGATGATGAGAACAAAGAGAATAATAATCAAAGCAATAAAGAGCAGATACACAAACGTCGTGCGCTGATTTTTCATTTTTATTGATTTACTTGTTTTTTTTTTTTTTTTAAAATAAATGCAAAACATTAATTTGTTTCTTTATTTTTTCCTATTTTCACTCGGGGTTTTACTTCTTTTTTATTCCACCCTCAACATCCCCAACTCCCCCCCACCCACAAACCACTCTCATATCCCCA